CTTTTTTCAGTCGGATGACGAATATGAGAAGTTAGTTCAAGACTATGATGATATTAGATCAAAGTCAGATGCATTCTTTATTGGTAGTTATGAGAGGTATTATGACAGGGATTCATATGAATTTATCCTTGCGGTCGATGAGTTGATTAGTTCAGCTCGTAGAATGAGACCACTGATAACTAATTATGATAAACGGATGCTTGAGACAATAATTACGGATTGTATTGGTATACAAAACCGAATCAATGAAAAAGTTGCAAATGCTGAGTCTAAGGCTGCAGCATATGGAATTGTTATTGCGTCCGCGACTGGTATCAGTAAGTCATATCTGACCAAATTAATTGCCAAGACTGCTGCTATAAATTTGGATTGTCCGTATTCTGACAAGCATACTTACTATCCTAATTATAAAGCAAAGTTCTTTGATGGTTTTAGCAATGCTACGTCTATTGTTATAATGTCTGATTCTGAAAATTCAATACCTGGCAGTGGTGAGGATGCAGATTATATAAAGGACTTTACCCAGCGTGCCGTTGGCAATGAGCCACACCCGTTGAATGCAGCTGACCTATCTTTTAAAGGAAAGCTGTTTAATAATGCTAAAGTCCTTATACATAACACTAACAACCCTCATTTAAATGCATCTGCTTATACTCATGTTGCATCAACAATGGAAAGACGATTACCTCTTAAGATAATGGGTCGCGTTAAAACTGAGTATTCGCGTACTACTATGATTAATGGTGAAGAGATCGTTTCTTCGATGATTGACTATAATAAGATACCAGAACATAAGCGGAATGACTTGAACCCTGATGCTTGGGAGTTTTCATTATACCGCGTTGGAATTGAGGGCGTTGAGCCAGAAATTAAAACGTGTTTATATGACCCCCCTCCTAAAGTAGTAGACTCAAGATGGTGTTGGGTTATTATCGAGGAGAATGGTGTCCCGCTAATAAATGTTTCTTTGCACCGTATGCTACAATATGTGGCTGCGGATGCTCGTCGACATAAGCTTAACCAGGATCAAGCACTGAAGATGGATACAAGGCTTGCTAAGATAGAACCATGTGCGTGTGGTAGTGGCATGTTATCAGGTATATGTAAGTGTTTTACGTATGATATGTTCTCAAACGTCATAGAGGTTAATGCAGCAATAACCCTGCAAAGGTGGTGGCGTAATGTTGATTTCGACCCCGATGACAAAACGGTTTCTGAGTATGATATCATTGAGGAAAGTGGTACAACACGTGCCTCTGATTTCAAAAAAGGTATCTACGTTCTGAAAGGAATTAGAAACCTTGAGAAATGTTTGGAGGAATTGATGGCTCGTGGTATAACCACTATTCCTGAATTAGTCGGCAAGGGTAAGAAAGTTTCGACCATTTTATATGATATGACAGATGACTTGGCCACTGATTTTTGTAGCGCGTTGTTTATAGTAATATTGCGTAAGATTATAGTGTCAATATGTAACACTTTTAGGTCTCCATATGGGTTTCTTCATCCTGCATTGGAGGGGACTGAATTGTCAATACATTTGCATAGGACAACACGCCCATTATTCCGGATTGCATATTTTTGTGACTATTTTTTATATTGTGTATGTAGTTCTATATCTATGTTGTGTTATCCGGTCAGGCGTTTTTTCTATCACGGTGTTCTACGTCGACTGCTTCTCCAGTCGAACAGGGACAACAACCAGGACAAAAGAAAAAAGATGATGATCATTCTTTATTTGGTAAGATTCATAAATCGGATGGTACCAAATTCTACGATCAAGCCTAGGTTTTTCTATCGTCTATATTGTAGATATAGAGAGTATATATCTAGGCCGTGTATTCAATCGAATTTCGAAAAAGATTATTATCGCGACGAGGCTAATGAATGTGCTAGATATAAATATAATAATTTTAATGTCACACGTGATTTGATTGGTCCAGGTGCTATTGGATGTATTGGTACTTACAAACTCACTAGGATAATGGTAGAACGCTTCTTTGGTGGGTATGTCGACGTCTCACCAGAATCAAGTGATATGGATGAAGCAGCGGTTGAGGCGTTGGATGCTCAACCTGCGGCAAAGTGGTACTATAATCCGAAAGTGCTGGATAGGCCGCCTATAATGGAGCGTATTATCCCGTCGGAACTTGTGAATGTTTTGTCTCGTCAGGTTGCGTATATAAGATACGGTGATAGGAAGACATCGCAGGGATTCTTTCCGTGTAATGAAATTGTAATATTACCGTATCATGAAGTTGAGCCGCATTTTGGAACAACGATTGCTGTTAGAAAGAAGTGTTGCAATGAATATAAACACTTTTTGTCAAAGGATCGCGTGTACAAATTTGGTAAAGCAGACGTGTGTGCCATTAAGATTGACAATTCCGGTGATATTAAGGATGTTAGACAATATTTTCCGGAGAAGAGTGTTACAAATGTTGGTCCAGCTGACTGTCCGGTACGAGATAAGGATGGCAATATGGAAACTATTCATTACGTGGATGTTCACTATAATCATAGGGCAATTAATGACTCTAGCCTTGATCCGAGTATACACGGTGCCCCTGGCTATGGTGGTCACGGAAGAAATTTTCGTGGTCAATGCGGTGCCCCATGGTTTTCTGTTGGAGCGAAGCATTCCTTTATTTTGGGTTTTCACTGTGGTGGTGATCCAATACGAGAGTACGGCGTGTGTTTCCAAATATTACGTTCAGAGTTGGATTTGGCGATTACTACTCTGAATGTTAATTTGGTTAAACAAAGTGATTTTACTCTTGAGACATACGGTATTAATCCATATGAGATGGGTGTCCACAGGAAATCTCCACTGTCTGGCACTCCTGCTTTAGGCAATTTGCGTGTTAAAGGCTCGGTTGTTAACAGACACCACACTCATGGTTCACTAAAGCATTCACTGTTGTATGAGGACTTGAAGAGGGATTTGTCAATAACACAAACATGGAATATTCCTAAGTTTAAGGGCCCCAATAACGATGATCCACGGTACCCAACAAAATTGGTCATGAAACAGGTTCTTAATGCTAGTATAGGATTTCCTATTGAATATATTAACTGGGCAAAAGAGGACTACTGCAGAGAGATTTTCGTCAAACTTAATGAGTCACGAGATAGATGGCAAAAAGAGTTTGTCCCTCTCACTGATAGCGAGGTGTGGAATGGCATCCATGGCAAATCTTTTGTCAATCGAATCAATATGGCAGCGAGTTCAGGTCCTGGCTTAACTGGAAGTCGGTGGAATCATTTCAGTGAAATAGACGGCTTACTCGTTCCGCATTCGCATCTTGAGTCAGAGTACAATAGGTGCAAGGAAAAGATGTATAATAATGAGAGAGTATGGTTCTATGTAGAAAGTCACGTTAAAATAGAAGCTCTTAAACAGGAGAAGGTCGATAGCGGCAAAGTACGTATGTTCTTCGTTACGAGTTTAGTAATGCAAGGTTTGACCAGAAAAGTGTTACAACCATTGGTGCGATATTTTAACACGCAACATCAAGTGTCGGAATGTCAGGTTGGCATCAACCCACATAGCGACTGGAATGATTTGGTCAAAGTGCTTAATAGAATACACGGTGATAGATTTATAGCTATGGACTATGCCGCATTTGACCTATCAGTACATGCATCTGTATGGTCTGCTGCGTTCTCGGTTTTGATTGATATGTGTAAATGGTCCAGTTCGTATTCTGAGAAGGAGCTTAACATGGTGAATGTTCTTCGTGATGAAATGCTCAATAACTACATCAGCTTGAATGGAGATTTAGTACAAATTCCTGGTATTATACTGTCAGGTTTTAACATAACATCGTTGATGGGTTGTATAGTCAATAGTTTATACATGCGTATAGCATTTTACGGATTGTACAAAAATACTAAGTATGTCAAAGACTTTCGTAAGTATGTAAGCCTAGCAACATACGGTGATGATTCCATTGCAAAAGTTCATCCATCTTGCTCTAAATTTAATATGAAAAATATACAGGAAGAGATGGCTAAAGGTAAAGTAGGTTGTACGGATTGCTTCAAGTCAAAGAATACGACAAAGTTTGTTAAACTGCGTGATTGCACTTTTTTAAAGCGGTCGCTGTACTACAATAGTAAATATAAGCAATATGTTGGTAGACTTGATATCAGTAGTATAGAAAAGATGCTGATGGTGTATATTCCAAATAGCTTGTCTCCTGAGTACATGGCTGGTGTATCAGTAGATGGGGCTCTAAATGAGTTGCGCTTCTACGACAAGAAAACATATGAGAAATATCGCGCAGTGTTTAGGAAAGCTCTTGAGAGCAGAGACTTGTTACATTTTAGCACCTTCATTGACGAGACGTACGAAGATATGTATGATAAGTGGATGGATAAGTATAATATTGAATATCATGATTATTGTAGTAAGATACTCAATATTTTTGGATACACGTCCAGGGCAAAGGAGGAGGAGAAAAATAGTACTCCATTCACAATAATAAGACAATCTGGTGAACTGTCTTACTGTACTATTACTAATTCACCATCCATGTGCTATGGTTACCAGAATCGAGTTGTCGTTCAGGATTTGATTCGAGGCTTAGCACGTAGATTACAACTGAACATGACGTTCTATTATGAACGAGCTACTGATGGGGTAGCACTATCTGGCTTTGTGGCCCAAAATAATAAGAAAATTAAGAAAGAAATTTGTAGTGTGGCGGACACTCAAAAACTGCAAGTACCGGAGGGTACGGAAATACGGATGCAAGGTGGAGAAATTCACCCTGCAGTGTCGTTTATGGATAATTTAGCCGAACATACTATTAGTGTTGGTGAACCTGAAAGGCGCTCTCGAATTAGTGATAATGATTTATCAATAGAACGGTTTTTTGAGCGCCCTATTTTAATACACACTTTACAATGGAGTATAGCGTCTCCCAACGCAGCAATAGATCCATGGTATCTTGTGCTAACTAATCCTAGAATAGTAAACCGCTTGAATAACCATAAAAATTTCAAGAGCAAATTACACATTAAGGTTATGATCAATGGCAATCCAATGATGTATGGGAAGTTGATGTTATGTTATCATCCCTTCCCTGATTTTGATTTGCTAACTGACACCACCAATTGGTATAGTAATATTGGTTTATCTCAAATGCCACACATATATGTAGATCCAACTACGTCACAAGGAGGTCAGATGGATATTGAATTTATGTACCATAAGGACTATATAGACTTAGCTGATACATGGCAGACTCCAGGTAAGATACTCATACGTGAGCTAGTACCTCTAAGTAATGCTAATGTGCAACTAGTTGCTACAGATTATGTTACTGTCTCATTTTATGCGTGGTTTAGCGATGTTGAATTGCATGGACCATGCAAGGCTAATAGTCTCTTCATTTCTCCGCAGTCCGGTAAGGAGGAAAAACAGGATACATCAAAGCCAATTAGTAATACTGCTACTGCAATAGCAGACATAGCGGGATCCGCCACTAGCGTTCCCGTTATTGGGAAGTATGCGCGTGCTGTTGAGCAGGGAGCACGTGCGGTAAGTACTGTTGCTAAGTCATTTGGATATTGCAGACCAACTGACGTTACCGAACCTGATAAATACATACCTAAGTTCGGGAGCTCTTTAGCATTAGTAAACACAACGGACTCGGTGGAGAAGTTGTCGTTAGATGTTAAACAATCGCTAACTATAGATTCCAGCGCATATGGTTCATTGCAGGCAGATGAAATGCATATCAACCATATGGCGTCTAGAAAGTCATTGTTAAATACCTTTGTTTGGACATTAAATACTGCTCCTGGTACATTGCTTAAGAACTTTTTGTTGAACCCATGTCAGTATGTGTATGAGCCGGCTGTGGAGCCGAAGTATCATATGACTGCTATTTGTGGTGCTGCTTTACCATTTAGTTATTGGACTGGCACATTACGGTTTGATTTTCAGATCGTTGCTAGCGCATTCCATAAAGGTAGATTGGCAATAGTATATGATGCTCACTCAGGGAATGCAAGTAAGGAAGACAATGTACAATATACGAAGATTATTGACATATCCGAACAACGTGATTTTGCTATAGAAATATCAAATCATAAGCCTATTGCATGGTTGAAGCAGAAGCCATTGATTAGTATGTTGTATGGTGCAACACCCTTTGGTGCTGATAACGATTGTAATGGTACGTTGTCGGTTTATGTCGTCAATGAGTTGGTCGCCCCAACGTATGATCCATTAGTGTCGCAATCGATATATATCAATGTATTCTTTAGCGGTGGAGATGATTTCAAGGTTGCAGTTCCTAATACGGAAATCATAGCACCTTTTAGTTTTGGTATCATACCTCAATCCGGTATAGAGTTGCCCGCTGATCCTGAGTCAGAACCTGTTGATACAGATGAGGTTACTTCTATACCTGCTACAGACGATTTATTGTATATAGGAGAACGTGTTAATACATATAGACAGTTACTTAAAAGATACGCCGAAGGAGCTACATTTTCATTTCCTAGCGCTGATCTTACCAATTTTATAATGGGAGTGACTATCGGTATATACCCCCTTAGTAGGGGAACGTCTTCTGGAATTCATACTACTGCTGCATTGAATAGCACAAATTACGTGTCGATGTCATTTTTGACTTGGATTCGTAATGCATTCTCTATACAGCGTGGTGGTATGCGGTACAAATTTATACCCATGATTTACAATAAAGACTTGAATCTGAGCTCGGCTGATAATATATTGACAGTATATAGAAAGACAGGAAGAAATTTTTCTGTAGACTTACAATCGCGTGCAGTGACGACAGACTCTGCAATCAATTTTTCAAGAGCAGCGTATTCAATTGGAACCTCAACAGGGAATGGTTCTGCACTGGCTGTGTCCAGTGTTAATCCTGTTGTTGAAGCAGAATTTCCATATTACTCGCAATACAAGTTCTATCCGGGGAAAAGGCTTGCTTATCAAAATGGCAATCCTTATCATGAGAATATGTATATAGT